TACCTTTACTGAATTCAAACAATACTTAAACAGTTTTTATGCAAGCCTTCTACCATCCTCTTATTTGTTTAGCGAGTTGCCTGTAGGCGCTCTGGGTACACAAGTAATTGTTACTGATGCAAGCGCTCCATCAGTTGGTAGCCCTGTAACAGGAGGAGGCAGCGCAAAAGCTTTATGTTGGTACAACGGAACCACGTGGACTGTTATTGGTATTTAATTTAGGAAAATACAATGCCTTACGGACGTATTAAAATTGATACCGTTACTTTTACGGACGGCGGTACAGACAGGACAATTGCATTGTCTGGTCTAGTTAATTTAATATCTGGAACAATTAGCGCAACAGGTGCATTAAATGTTAATTCTGTTACTGCTGTTACGATTTCCGGCACTGATATATCAGGTACATCTTTAACAGCCGACACAGCAACAGCGACAACAGGTAATTTTACGTCACAAGTTTCCAGTGCATTAGTTACTGGCACAACAATTCAGGCAACATCGCTTACTGGTGTATCGGGTACATTTACAACTGTATCCAGTAATTTTGTTAATGCTGGAACAGGTACTTTTAGGCGGATTAATGTACCTTCTGGTACTGTTCAAGCACAAACACTCGAGTCAACCAATCAAATTACAGGTTTAACGGTAAATTCCAATAATGGTAATTTTACAGGCACGTTAACTGCTTCTACTTTTGAAGCAACAATAGTTCAAAATACAAATAAAATTACCGCAGAAACAGGCATTTTTACTACATCTTTATCAGGGACATTAATTACAGGTAATAAGGTACTGGCAACGACAGGTCATTTCAGCACAACAACTGTTGACGGCCCTTCTACTTTTAACTCGCAATTAACCGTCACTGAGAAATTTACCAGTGCAACTGGTGTGTTTACTGCTGTTTTATCGGGAGAAACTATAACCGGTACAACGGCTAAGTTTACTTCAGTAACCGGTCAAAATGGTTATTACACAAATACATTATCAGGTCAAACAATCACTGGAGCCCAAGGTAAATTCAATACTTTGACAGGTAATGTCATTAGTGGTGGGACAGGTATATTTAATCAGATCAGTGGTCAGACCCTTCAAGTTCCTTCTCTTGACTTAGCTTCTGGTAGTTTTACATATTTATCAGGACAAACAATCACTGGTAATACAGGACAATTTACTACATTCACTGGCAAAACAGTTAATGCAGCGAGTGGATTTTTTAGTTATATCTCAGGTGCCACATTAGATTTACCTTCTTTTACTGTTAATAGCGGTAATTTTACAAATCTTTCTGGTGGAACAATTACAGGTGATCTGTTAAATGTAACCAGTGGTAACTTTAATACAATTTTTGTTGCTGCACCGTCAACATTTAATACTACAGTTACAGTTAATCAGGCAGCAACGATTCAAACTGGCATCTTCCCACAGTTGTTATCTGGTGCTGTAGTAACAGGAAATGCGGGCAGGTTTACCAATTTAACAGGCGTTAACGGAACCTTTACTACACAGGTTTTCGGTACAACTGTGAGTGGTACAACCGGTAAATTTAATACAGTAACTGGAAATCGAGTAGAAGCAACAACCGGTATCTTTGGAACTATTTCAGGTACAACTTTACAGATTCCTTCTATTACTATTAATAGCGGTATTTATACCTACTTATCAGGACAAACAATCACTGGTAATACAGGACAATTCACTACGTTAACTGGCAGGACGCTCAACATAGCCAGTGGTTTATTTAGCTACATCTCAGGTGCTATTGTTGATTTTCCTTCGTTAACAACTACCTCAGGCACCTTTACAAATCTGTCAGGCCAAACGATTACAGGTGATCTGTTAAATGTAACCAGTGGTCATTTTAATACAATTCTTGTGGACGCGCCTTCCACTTTTAATACTGAACTCTCTGTTAATGAAAAACTAACTGCTGTAACTGGTTCTTTTACAACTGCAACTGGTGCAAATCTTAACTTTACAAATATCACTGGTTCCACAGGCAGATTCACTCAAACAGTTTCTGGTTTAGTAGTAACAGGAAATACAGGTAGATTTACTGTAATTACAGGGCAAACTATTACAGGCGTAAATGGTAACTTTAATACTGTTTCCGGCAATACAGTTACCGGCAATGTAGTACGAAGCACTTCTGGTGTCTATAAGAATATATCTGGACAAACAATTACAGGCAATACCTTAAATGTAACTAGTGGTACCTTTGACCGCATTGTCATTAACAATGCTTTTAATACAGTAACTTCTGCTACCGGAATATTTACTTCTTTATTGTCAGGACAAGTAATTACAGGCCAAAGCGTTAATACAGTCAGTGGCATCTTTAATGCAATTGACGTTGGAGCGCCTTCTACATTTAATACAGATTTAACTGTTAATCAAACTTTAAATGCACAAACTTTTAAAAGTTTTGGTGGGTTTACAGACTTAACGCCGTTGCAGCTTGATAGAGGATCAATTGGATCTGGCCTCCATGTTGAACTTACAAGCGCGGCTTATAGCGTTGTTGCAACAAACAAACCGCTTCGTTTAAATGCAAACTACGCAAGCGGGATCATAGACTTTAGGATTAACAACAGCGAAGTAGCTCGCATTGACAGCGCCGGCAAGCTTGGAATTGGCACGACTCCCACTTCAACCCTACAAGTAAAGTCTCCTGGAACTACGGCCGAAACGGTTGCGAGTTTTGGTAACAACTCGATCAACCCCGGACTTGAGATCACTACAAATGGTAATCTTGAATGGGGCTTGAATGCTTACAACAGCAGATCACTCACCTTTAGTACTAATCAGACTGAGAGAGGCAGATTCACTGCAGTAGGTCAGTTCTTGGTTGGTACCCCAAGTGTGTTGGGTACAAAGATTGCGGGAGCAAATTATGGCGGACCTAGAGAACAACTAGCTGGTACAGATGGTAATCAAACTACCAAGTTGATTGCTCAGTATTCTACGAGTAATTTCTCCCCGACTTTAGCTTTCGCTAAATCTCTAAACCCCACCCTCGGAGACCAAACTGCAGTAACTGTTGACTACCCCATTGGTAGGGTTACGGCAGCCGGATCTGATGGCGTAAAGTTCATAGAAGGTGCGCGTATCGATTTTGTTGCGGATGCCGCGTTCTCTCTCGATTCGTCGCCAACACGCGTGGAGTTCTTTACTACACCAAGCGGCTCATCTACACCCCTGGAGAGGATGCAGATAGACAGCGCAGGTAGGCTTGGAATTGGTACGACGAGTCCCGTACAAACCCTAGATGTAAATGGAACCGCCAAAATCGGTGCTCCTACAGGATCTGCTTACATTGAAGTAGGACAAGGTGCTACAGAAAGTCGGTTCGCTTACATTGATTTTGTTGGTGATACTACCTACACAGATTACGGCCTACGTCTCATACGCAATGATCAGGGTGCAAATACAACCAGCCAGCTTACTCATCGTGGCACTGGTGATTTAACTATAAGGACAGAAGAAGCTGCAGACATTACCTTTATAACAAACAATACCAACGAGCTCGAATCGATCTTGGTGGCAGGCTCCTAGTTGGCGCACCTGGTTCGGTTGGTGTCAATAATATAACTGCAGGTGTTCAAATACATAATACTGCCACAAACAATGGGGCATCGCTGTCTATTGCAAGATTTAACGACGATACGGTTGGCGGACAGATAATACTGGCCAAGAGTAGAAATACAACATTGACAGCTGGAGCGGCTGTTCAAGCTAATGATGAGTTGGGTATTTTGGCCTTTAGTGGTGATGATGGCACGGATCTGAATAGTTCAGCAGCACGTATCCAATGTTTTATAGACGGCACTCCAGGCGCTAACAACATGCCTGGGCGGCTTGTGTTTTCTACGACTGCTAGCGGAGCCAGTAGCCCAACAGAGAGGATGCGAATCAACTCAGATGGTACTACCGTGTTTTCCGGTGCTGTAACTCTTCCTTCAGGTTCAACAGTTGCTGGTTATCAACAAAACTTTGATCATATTGCAACTACCACAAGTACAGGTATTACTGGCAATCAATGGGTTTCTGTATTAAATCCAGGCGCTACTATTACACTTCCAGCTACTCCTCCAGATGGAATGGAAGTTAGAATTAGTGTGGGTAATTTTACAAACACAGTTGTTGCTCGTAATGGAGCTAATATTATGAATGCTGCAGCAGACTTGACTATTGATGTCGCCTATAAAACTGTCACACTTATTTATGATGGTCTAACAGTTGGACCTACACCTGTATTTGGTTGGAGGATTATCTGATGAGCAATCTTAGTGAATTTATCGGTGGCGGTATTAAGAGTGTTCAGAGTGGGACTACTGCGTTGCCCGGATTTACCACATTGGTTGAGGAAACAATTACTGCAGTTGATACCGCTAAAAGTTTTATCTCCATTAACGGTATTGATACGTCGACCACAAATGTACTTCCTTGTGGCACAGCTAAACTTTTAAATTCTACAACAGTACAAGTCGTAGGTCGGCGTCCTTTTAATACTTCGTCGACTATTACTATATTGTGGACCGTCGTTGAATACTACTAAACCCTACATTTTCTCTAAACAAGTTGATATACTTATCGTTTTAACTGGTACTATTTATATGTACGGGCTAAGGTAAAAAAGTGGCTATTAAAATTATTGATGCTGTTCGTTATTTCAAAGAAGAGCAACATCAAATTGAGGCATGGGATTGGCTTGAGTCACAAGTTGATCCTAATGTTTTGAATGCATTTGCAAAAAAATATCGAAATAAAAACCAGGAAGATTTAAACACCTGGGATAATGTACTAGCAACTGCAAAAAAAGCTGGTGCAAAATTCCCAGAATGCGTAGCAGCTCAATGGTTACTAGAATCAGCAGGAGGCAGACATACCTCAGGTAAGAATAATTTCTTTGGGCTTAAAGGTCCAGGTACCTCAGCAACAACACAAGAATTTATTAATGGAAAATGGGTAACAATTAAGGATGGCTTCCTTGATTTTCCTGATATTGAAACATGTATTTGTTATCTTGTGGACCGGTGGTACAAAGACTTTGGTAGGTATGAAGGAGTAAATAGAGCAAACAGTAGGAATGAATGTGCAGAGCTTTTATACAAAGAGGGTTATGCTACAGATCCGGCTTATGCTTCTAAATTAATTCAGATAATGGATAGCAAGCTTGGCACTATCGGAAAAGTTGATGACCCAAATCCATACAACAATAACTTTAAACCTAACAGCCCACTTGATTTTAAAATAACTCCTAATATTACTTACGGTGAATTGATCCTTCAGCAAGAAGAGCGTAAATTCAAAGAACAACACCAGTGCGATACTGCAAAACAACTGTGTCTTTTCCTGGAAAAAGTAAGATCAGCTTTTGGTAATAAACCTATTATTATCACAAGTGGCTCCAGGCCAGAACCCATCAACACTCAGGTGGGTGGCGCACCAGGTAGTGAGCACACCTACAACGAACCATCCAAAGGAGCAATTGATTTCTACATCCAGGGTGTAGATACACATGCTGTTCAGTCCTGGTGCGATGCCCATTGGCCATACTCACTAGGCTATGGGGCCGCCAAGGGTTTTGTACATGTGGGCATGCGCAGTAGTAGGATACGTGTGCGCTGGAATTACTAAGTTGAAAAAATATAAAGAACCTTACATAAGAGTTAATATCTGCTGGGAAGTTGGAGAAGAAAAAAAATGCGTAACACTTCCAAAAGAAGAAGCGTACGCAACTAGAGATTGGGTAGAAGAAAATAATGGATGCGTTTTCTGGTTTCAGGCATTACCTGATTAACGATCTTTGGCGCGTCCAATGTTAAGTGCAAGAAACTCAATCACCTTATAAAGATAACCAAGGATGGTGTCATCTTTTTTGGTGGGAGTTAAAGCACAAATAGCAGAAGCTGCTGCGTGTACAGCAAATGCAACTTCGATGTACTGATTAAGATGTAGCATTAGTTTGCCTCATTTCTTTTATTCTAATTTGTTACCTATCAAATAAATACCTTAAATCTTCTTGTACTTCGAAGAAATCAGCCCAGTCTTTTTCAGTAGCTTCTGAAATATTTGACTGCTCTTCTTTTGTTTCTTTTTCTTCTTCCATTTATAAATCGTAAATACGACAGCAAGCAGCGCTTGGATTCTTTTTACAATAACGCAACCAACGCTCTGTTGTGGTACGTTTTGTTACCACTGGAAACAAAAAAGAAAGAATTTGTTTAATCATCCTCGGTTAGTCAAACCTACAAATAGTTCAGGGAAGCGATCATCTTGTTGATGCTCTCGATCCCAAGCAGTTTTCCATTCTGACAATGAATGATCATGAATTGTTTGGAAGTAAGCAGGATCGCCAGGCTCTAAAATAACTCCAAATAAAGCAAGGTCTGCTTCTGGAATCCTAGTGCCAATTAACCATTCAGCTGCTGCTTCCACTGTAACAGTTACTCCTGGATTAATGATGCATTCTTCCTCTGTAAAAGAATCAAGTGGAAGTGAAATACTTGTAATAACAGGACTTCCGACTTCAGCAGAATTAACAGAAGTTTCTTGAGAAAGAATACTTCCATCATTATCTTCTAACGCAAATAAACCTGTTGTCTCAGGGAATTCAATTATAATTCCCAAGGAATAATCTAAAGGTTCATTGCGTGTACTAGAGACACAAATAAGATAGCTTCCTGTTTCCAGGGGGAAATACTGATCATCACCACGATCTAAACGCAACCTTTCGTATGTGTTATATAAATCAGAACCTGCAGATATTACTTGACCAAGATACGGATAGTAATTGCCTACCGCAATTGAATCTGCATCAAAGATTCTTTTGCTTGTTAAAGGTATTTTATCTAGATTGTAAGCAGAAACTTGAATGTACTTAGGCCTTGGTGGACCTTTTGCAACAATAATCCAGGCAGGAGAAGTAATGTTTATTTGAAACCAGTTATTATAAGTACCTCCGCCAATGCCTCCGTTTGAAATTTGACCGGTATCAGCCTTGCCAGTTGGACGGTATTTTGGACCAAAAGATCCGGTTAGATAACGTAAAGATGTTTGGCTAAATGTACCTAAAACCAAGGGGTCATCCTGACTCCTTTTTACTTGACTTGTGGTATTTCTTCGCATATAAGCCGTAATACATTTCCTTCTCCTCATCATAATCGGTGGTATTTTTATTCACCAACGGATGCTGGATTGTATTCTTGTACTCAGCTTCCAGGAGTTGTTTTGGTTTTTCTTCCATGTTATTCCTGGCAAAATACATTAATTTTTGAGGGTCAAATTCATGGCAAAAAGGGTGCATGGTTTCAGGTGGAAAAACACGATTCCAACTGGATACCATATGCAAAGGATTCATGCATCTTTTATTTTTACAAGTACGTGTAACAAATAAGCTACCGACATCACCCCAGGCGCAGTGGTAAATTACTTTATGAACGTTTATGTTATCGGTAACCCTTGGTTTGTTTAACGAACGATAAGAAGGTATGTTTACACGTGGTGTTGTAAGTGTGTGTGAATCCCAGCATTCGTCTGGTTCACCAACAGTAATACGCTCCCACAGAGAAAGAAGTTTTATTTTGTATTGGCCGTGCATGTAATTTATATCAAAACCACAATTATTGTTCATGATTTTTCTGACGCATTCATAACACCAATGCTTGTCTTTATTACGGATGTAATGACCATGAGGACAAACAAAACCACGGTAGTAGCCGTGGGCATCTAATTGTTCATCAGACAAAGAGTCAATGTTATGAACAAAAACAAAATCTGAGAAAGCATCCACGTGCCGTTGGTAGCCGTTAACAAAATTTGCCATTCAGTTCACCAAGGTTGTTTGTAGTTCTTTTGGATTGCGGTTGCGTTTGTACTTTGGTATACGTGCAGGTTTTCTTTGTTTGAGGATTAGTTTTTTTCTGTTGTCCCGCTCAGGATTATCAGGAAGATGTAGTACATCTGCATTACCAGGATCAATACCTGTTCGCAGGTAGTAAACCAGGCGATGGGCAGTGAATTTCACATTTGCAAGAGATACGTAAAAGAATTTGCCGTTTTGATGCAGGATTCCTGCCGAGTCTCCAGGTTCGTGGAAGCGATTCTTTGTGCGCCACGCCAACCCCGT